TATCACTGACCCGCTTACAGTGAGTACAGATAGCGATGGAAATGGTAACTTAAAAGTCGACTCTGCTCAATCTAACGCATTTGGAGGCAATAATACATTTGTTGCGAAATACCCTGGTGCACTTGGAAATAGTATTAGAGTATCAATATGTCCTCCAAGCCCCACAGCATTTAATGCTTGGGACTACAAAGACGAGTTCGACGGAGCTCCAGGGACTAGTCCTTTTGATTCAGCAAGAGGCGGATCTAGAGATGAAGTTCACGTAGCTGTTATTGATCAAAACGGAGCATTTACCGGAACTCCTACTACAGTACTTGAGACATATGCTTATGCATCTGTAGGAAAAAATGCTTTAACATCTGATCAAGCTAATAATTTTATCAAAGATATAATCAATGAGAGATCCGAATATGTTTGGTTTGTAAATTTTGATTCAGATTACAGAACTGCTGGAGCAGGTAATAACATACCATCTAGTGGGGCAAGTCAAATTTTAGATTCAAGCACGTTTAACGCAGCAACAGATTATGATTTTCATAAGGGAGCTGATTCTAAAGCTCTTGGAACATCAGAAGTACTAACTGCATTCGATCAATTTGAAGATAAAGATCAAATTGAAATCGACTTCATGATTGCTCCAGGGATGACAGATAGAGTAGGTCAAACAACTATTGTTAACGACCTTGTAAACACTGCACAACAAACTAGAAAAGATTGTGTTGTAGTAACATCACCTGCAAGATCAGACGTGTTAAACTTATCCAACGGAAATACTATTGTAAATAATACAGTTGCAACTGCAGCTACGTTTACTAAGTCTTCTTATCTAGTTACAGATAATAATTACTTAAAAGTATTTGATAAATTTAACGATCAGTTCATATTCATACCTGCAGCTTCATCTACAGCAGGAATTATGGCTGCAACCGATCTTAATCGAGCACCTTGGTTCTCACCAGCTGGTTCAAGAAGAGGCCAATACTTAGGAATTACGTCAATTGCTTATACACCTACTAAAGCACAGAGAGATACTTTGTACAAGAATCAGGTGAATCCAATTGCTAATATCCCAGGAGCTGGAGTAATACTATTTGGCGATAAGACAGCCTTGGCAAGACCTTCTGCATTTGATAGAATCAATGTAAGAAGATTGTTCTTAGTTCTTGAAAGAGCTATTGCAAGAGCGGCTGAACAAGTACTCTTTGAATTCAACGATGAGTTTACAAGAGCGGAGTTTGTCAATATTGTAGAGCCTGTATTGAGAGAAGTAAAAGGCAGACGCGGTATAACTGATTTTAGAGTAGTTGCAGATGAGACTAATAATACACCTGCAGTTATAGATAGAAATGAATTTATCGCGAGTATCTTCATCAAGCCTGCACGTTCAATTAACTATGTCACACTTAACTTTGTGGCTGTAAGAACCGGTGTCGACTTTGAAGAAGTCGTCGGTACGGTTTAAGGAGGTTTAAATGGCAGTATTAGGCGTAGATGATTTTAAATCAAAGCTAAGAGGCGGCGGGGCTAGACCTAACCTCTTCAAGGCTACAATTAATTTCCCCGGTTATGCTAACGGAGACGCAGAACTGACATCTTTCCTTTGTGAAACAGCTCAGTTACCAGGGTCAACGTTAGGTCAGATTATCGTACCTTTTAGAGGTAGACAATTAAAAATGGCCGGAGATAGAACGTTCGACGTGTGGACAGTCACTATCATTAACGACACAGATTTTGCTATCAGAAATCCAATGGAGAGATGGATGAACGGTATGAATGCACACAGTGCAAATACTGGTCTCACAACTCCAGTGGCTTATGAAGCAGATCTTTTCGTTGAACAGCTCGATAGGTCAGGCGATGTTCTCAAGAAGTATACGTTTAGAGGTTCATATCCTCAAGATATGTCACCAATAGATCTAAACTATGCTACTAATGATGAGATCGAAAGGTTTACCGTAAGCTTTGCCTATCAGTACTACGAGACTGACACTACGACGTAACTAATAAATAGTAGGAGAGCGAAAGCTCTCCTAACTATAAAGGATTAAGAATGGCAGAAACCGTAAACTCTTTTAAATTATTTGGATTTGAAATATCAAGAGCTAAAGATAATAAGTCCATAAAATCTGTAGTGCCACCTAGAGATGACGATGGAGCTGGATACGTAACAGCTACTACACCAGGGTATGGTGGTTATGGTGGAGGTCACTACGGAACCTATATGAATATGGAAGGTGACGATTCCAAAGATAACGCTCAACTTATCTTAAAGTACCGTGGATCAGCAATGCATCCAGAAGCTGATGCTGCGATAGAAGACATAGTTAATGAATCTATTACAGCAAGTGATACAAAGCCGTGCGTAATGGTTAACACTGATAACGTTAAAGTCAGTTCTAGTATTAAAAAACAAATTGCTGAAGAATTTAATAATATATACAACATGCTAAATTTTAAAGAGCTTGGTCACGATATCTTTAGAAGATGGTATGTCGATGGCAGATTATATCATCATCTAATAGTCGATGAGAATAACCCAAAAGAAGGTATTCAAGAGATACGATACATCGACGCGATGAAGATAAGAAAAGTAAAGCAAGTTAAGAAAGAGACTGATAAAGCTACTGGAGCTAAGATTGTTAAAAAAGTTGACGAATTTTACATCTATCAAGAAAAACCTGGGAGTCAATCAAACGCTATAAGAATGTCAGCAGACTCGATAAGTTATATTACTTCAGGCTTGTTAGATGAAAATAGAAGAAAGATAGTTTCTTATTTACACAAGGCTTTAAAACCAATAACACAATTACGAATGATGGAAGACTCTTTAGTAATTTACAGATTGGCAAGAGCTCCAGAAAGAAGAATGTTTTATATTGACGTTGGTAACTTGCCGAGAGGTAAAGCCGAACAATATATGAAAGATATTATGGCCAAGTATCGTAACAAGCTAGTTTACGACGCTAAGACAGGCGAGATTAGAGATGACAGAAAACATATGTCAATGCTTGAAGATTTTTGGCTACCGCGAAGAGAGGGTGGACGTGGCACAGAAATATCTACATTACCCGGTGGAGAGAACTTAGGACAAATAGAAGATATTATATACTTTCAAAAAAGATTATATAGATCTTTAAACGTTCCTATGAATAGATTAGAACAAGAGCAGCAGTTCTCATTAGGAAGAGCTACTGAAATTAGTCGTGATGAACTTAAGTTTCAAAAGTTTATTGACAGACTAAGAAACAGATTTTCTATGTTGTTCTACGAGATTCTTAAGAAGCAATTAATTCTTAAGAATATAATAACAGAAGAAGATTGGAATAGTTGGAAACATGATTTAAATGTTGACTACTTAAGAGATAACCATTTTGCAGAGTTAAAAGAAGCCGAACTATTAAGAGAAAAATTACAATCGCTAGATCAAGTCTCTAATTACGTAGGCGAATACTTTTCTAAAGAATGGGTACAAAAGAATGTTCTTTTATTCAATGATGAAGAAATAGATCAAATGAATAAAGACATAGCAGCAGCTCAAGCGGCTGCTGAACCAGATCAAGGAGATTTACAGTGAGTGAAAATTTAAAGCAAATGCCAGATAATGTTGATACTATTGAAGATTTAGTAAAGCATTCTTTGGATAAAGATTACAATAAAGCAAATGAAATATTTGGAAACGTCATGACAGTTAAGATGAATGACGTATTAGATCAAGCTAAAGCTAAGTTAGCTGGTCAAATATATAATGATGAACCTGAAGATGAAGAGATAGAAGACGAAGAAATGGAAGATGAAGAAATAGAAAATGAAGATGAAGATGCTGAAATTGAGGATGGAGAAGACGAGGAAGAGACTGAAGAGCCTGATATTGAAGAGGGTGATGATGAGGGAGATGATGATGGAACCGGACCCGATGAAGATGAAGATGAGGTTGAAGGCGCTGCGGTCTAAAATCAAAAAAGTATAAATAAAGGTAAAAGGATGAAAACCTTTTTAGAATTAAGAGAATTAACTGGTAGAAAGCCACAAGGTAAAGTTGTATTTGATAAGAAAATTCAGCGCATACCGGTTAAGATACATAAAGAGCGTACTGGTTTTGTAGCGTACGTAGATGGTGATAGACTTGACGTTTACCGTTCTCAAAGAGAAGCTGAGAAAGCGGCAACAGAAGTCATTAAGCAATATAAGGGAATGAAGTAATGGAAATAAGACCTTTAGCAGCTAAAGTTACCGCAAACGGAAGCGGAAACAAAACAACAGTAGGCAACGCTCAAACTGTTTATGTCTGTTCAACTGCTGCAGACTTAATAACAAATGTAACTACAGGTGCTACGATGCAAGTGCCAGCAAACTTTGCTTTTGTATTACAAAAAGAAAAACTTGAAGAAATACATGCTGGTTCAACTAACACGCATTTTACTAAAATAGCATATCCAAGAGGATAACATGAAGTTAATATCAGAATATACCGAAAATAAACTAGACTTTTTAATCGAAAAAGACGAGAAGTCTGGAAAGAAAAAGTACGCTATTCAAGGTATATTCGCACAAGCAGAAACAAAGAATCGAAACGGTCGTATATATCCAAAAGAAATTTTGTCAGAAGCTTTGTCTAAGTATAATAGAGATCAAGTATCCAAAGGCAGAGCTGTTGGTGAGTTAAACCACCCTGAAGGACCGACCGTTAATTTAGATAGGGTTTCCCACAAGATTGACACGCTGGAATTTGACGGCAACGATGTTGTGGGTAAGGCATCGATACTAGAGACTCCGATGGGTCAAGTTGTAAAAGGCTTACTCGATGGTGGTGTCACATTCGGTGTATCGACTCGTGGTATGGGAAGTTTGAAGAACAATGGTAACGCGATGGTCGTAAATAGCGACTATATTCTTAACGCGGTAGATATCGTGCAAGATCCATCCGCTCCTAGCGCTTTCGTTAATGGGATAATGGAAGGAGTAGAATGGGTTTGGAATAACGGAGTCATTGAAGCTCAAACAATTGAGAAAATGGAGACTGAAATTAAGAAGGCTCCACGAACTAATCTCTATGAGACAGAGGTTCGTGAGTTCAAGAATTTCCTCTCGTTGTTAAAATCAAAATAAGGAGTCAAAAATGACTGATAAAGAAAATATCGAAGATCAGGACGTGGAACTCCAAGAGACTGATGAGGAAATCTCTGAAATGAAACACGATCCTAAGAATGCTGAAGCTCAGTCAATCGCTTCTGTAGACAAAGCTGGCGATCCACAAGTTGGAAGTGCACCGCTTCCCGGGGCTAATACCCCAGGAGCTACTGCAAAGTCTAATAATAAGAAAGATCCAATGCCTAAGTTAACTAAGGCAGGTATGATTAACGCAATGTTTCACAAGATGAAAAAATCTAAAAAAAATAATCTTGAAATGATGTATAATACCGTTATGAAGGATCACGTCGAGAATGAAGAAGAAAACGCAATCATTGAAGATATACCTTCAATTGATTACAAAGCTGATTTCAAAGACGATCTTAAAGCTCTTGTCGCTGAAGAAGCTACATTGTCTGATGAGTTCAAGCAGAAAGCAGAAATTATCTTTGAGGCTGCAATTCAATCAAAATTAACTGATGAGATTGACAGACTAGAAGAGAAATATAACGAAGAGCTTGAAGCTGAGATTCAAACTACAAAATCTGATCTCGTAGAAAAAGTTGACAATTACCTAAACTACGTAGTTGAAGGCTGGATGGAAGAGAATAAACTAGCTATCCAAAATGGTTTAAGAACTGAGATTGCAGAAGACTTTATGAATAAGTTAAAAGACTTGTTTACAGAGTCCTACATCGAAGTGCCAGAAGGAAAGACTGATATGGTCGACGAATTAGCTGACCAAGTTGAAGACCTTGAGGCTAAACTCAATGAAACAACTGAGCAAGCCATAGAGCAAGCAGTCGAGCTAGAAAATCTTAAGAAAGACGCTATCATTAGAGAGCACTCTAAAGATTTAGCAGAAACTCAAGTAGAAAAGCTTAAATCACTGGTTGGTGACGTAGACTTCGAAGACGAAGAAACTTTTACAAATAAAGTGGCTACAGTCAAAGAGTCATACTTCACTAAAAATACAACTACTAATTCCGGAGAAGTAATCGAGGAAGACGAAGATGCTCCAACAGTTAAGGCTGAAGGTTCAATGGCTCAGTACTTATCCGCAATTAAGAAAACTAATAATAAATAGGGAGTCCAATAATGGTACCGAATACTCAATCTTATGATAAGTTGATCGAAAAGTGGTCTCCAGTTCTTAATGAAGAAAGCGCTGGTAAGATCCAAGATCAACATAGGAAAGCTGTAACAGCTGCGGTATTAGAAAACCAAGAGCTTGCTCTTAAAGAAGAGGGCATGATCGGAGAGGCGACTAATACTACTACAACTAATACAGCCGCAACTAACTGGAATCCTGTATTGATTGCACTTGTAAGACGTGCTATGCCAAACTTAATGGCATACGATATCTGCGGTGTGCAGCCAATGTCAGGTCCAACTGGCTTAATCTTCGCGATGAAGTCAAGATACTTTAATGCAAACCACAAAGCTGGTCAAGGTGCAAGTGCTACAGGCACAAGCGCTCCGGAAGCTATGTTCAACGAAGTTGAGCAGTACTCTGGTGATTCAGATGGAGTAACTGCAAACGCTGCAACTGGTCCATCAGGACTTACTGGAATCAATGATGGCGATGCCGATTCAACCATCAACGACAGTAGAGGCGATCCAATTGCAGGCGTAGATAACTATACCACTGCAGAAGCTGAGGGACTTGGAGCATCAGGTAACCAAAATTTTGCAGAAATGGGTTTCACCATCGAAAAAGCTACTGTGACTGCAAAGTCTAGAGCGCTAAAGGCAGAATATACTTTAGAATTAGCTCAAGATCTTAAAGCAATTCACGGTCTTGATGCTGAGACAGAGTTAGCTAACATCTTATCTACAGAGATCTTAGCTGAAATCAACAGAGAAGTCGTAAGAACAATCAACGGTCAAGCAAAGACTGGTTGTTTACAAGCAAACACAGCCATCAACGGTATCTTCAACGTTCAGACAGATGCAGATGGCAGATGGTCAGTTGAGAAGTTCAAAGGATTAATTCTTCAGATCGAAAGAGAAGCTAATGTAATTGCTAAAGAGACACGTAGAGGTAAAGGTAACTTTATGATCTGCTCATCAGACGTAGCATCCGCATTAAATGCAGCTGGTATGTTAGACTATACACCTGCATTAGCAGCTAACTTACAGGTCGACGACACAGGTAATACTTTTGCTGGCGTACTTAACGGCAGAATGAGAGTATACATTGATCCGTACGCAACTTCAGACTATGTCAACGTAGGATATAAGGGTACTAACCCATATGACGCTGGCGTATTCTACTGCCCATACGTACCGCTAACTATGGTCAGAGCTGTTGGGGAAGAGACATTCCAACCAAAAATCGGTTTTAAAACTAGATATGGAATGCAAGTCAACCCATTCGTCACTGCAAATCCAACTGACGATATCCACAGCACTACTAAGAAAGCTAACCAGTACTACAGAATATTCAGAGTAGATAATATTCTAGGTGCTTAAGTCTTAGTACTTAATATTAAAAGGGGAGCGCAAGCTCCTCTTTTTTTGTATAAATAACATTATGGAAACATTTGTACTAACCTTATTCATATTCATGAGCTTCGCCGCTTCAGGCATGCTGTTTGGTTTATTATTTAAACCGATTAAAGGCAGTTGTGGTGGAATAAACTGTAGGTGTAAGAATGACACTGACAACTAATTTTAACTATCTACAACCAACTGGCTTTAAGTTAGTTATAGATAGAACAAATTATCCGAACCTAGAGTTTTTTGTACAAGACTTTACGCACGCTGGCGTGATAATGAATGCGGCTGATTTAAGTTATAAGAAAATTGCTTCTATACCTTTCATAGGAGATAAGTTAACTTATAACGAAATGCTAGCTAATATCATACTAGATGAAGATATGAAATCTTATAGAGAGATGCATTCTTGGATGAGAAGAATACTCGATCAAGATAATATCACTGCTCTAGATAGATTTAAAAATAACACACAAAGACCTCCAGCACAGTCAGATATAACTTTGTCTGTACTAAATAGTTCTAATAATCCAATTGTAAGAATTGTTTATAGAGATTGTATACCAGTGGCTTTAACTGATATACAGTTTCAATCAACAGGTGGAGGCGAGTCGTTCCTAACTTTTGGAGCTTCTTTTAGATTTACATATTTTGATATATTAAACAAGAATTCAAGTACAGGAGCGTTCGCTGATTCTGATTCATTTAACGTTGCTGGTTCTGTAGGTTAATATATAATATTGAGGACATTATGATTGATTTGAAAAAAGTCCACGAGATGTGGCAACAAGATTGTATTATACAAAATAACCAACTAGATGATACTTCTCGTCAAACTCCAAAATTACATTCAAAATATTTACAGTTGTGGTCAACTGCAAAGCTTGAATTACGACGCGCAGAGTTTGATCAAAAAAGATTATTAAAAGAAAAATGGTTATACTATAACGGTAAGATGGATCAAGAAACTTTAAAAGAAAAAGGTTGGGATCCAGATCCGTTTGAAGGTTTAAAGATACTTAAAGGCGAGATGGATTACTATTACGATAGCGATCCAGAAATACAAAAATCAGAAGAAAAAATACAATATTGGAAAACAACAATAGAAACATTAACAGAGATAATAGATAACTTAAAATGGCGACACCAAACTATATCGAACATAATCAAATGGAAACAATTCGAGTCAGGAAATTAAATCACGCGATACTTAAAGTAGAATGCGATAGAAGCATTGCTGCAGAATTAAGAGAGTTCTTTTCTTTTTACGTACCAGGGTATAAATTTATGCCAGCATACAGAAATAGAATATGGGACGGAAAGATAAGACTTTTTAATCAGACTACTGGCGAAATATCTAGTGGATTATTTCCACAGATAATATCTTTTGCAGAAAGTCGAGAATATAAAATAGACATTGAAGATTCTGAGTACGGTAATCCTAATGAAGGAAATCAGATAAACGTAGATTTTATGATGAAATTTGTTGAAGCTTTAAAGCTACCTTTTAAAATAAGAGATTATCAATTTGATGCCGTTTGCACTGGAATACAAAGAAAAAATGCTATATTACTTTCACCAACTGGATCTGGTAAATCTTTAATAATATACGTAATGATGCGGTGGCTTTTATCGGCGCTAGATAAAGCAAAAAA